ATTAGTACCATCTTGTCAAAGTTGCAATCTGACCCTTCCCCATCTAACAAGTTGAGGGAGTCTCTGATACAACGATGCATCAGCACATTGAATGGAGAGCCAACGGTGGACGAGTTAATCGCCCGTATCCAGAAGCTTGAATCCGATAATGCTAAATATCTTATGATAAATAATAAGATACATGGAGTGATCCATGGAGGAGGTACTAATAAAATAGAGCAAATCTTGTTCATCTTGAAAAGATAGAACTACTTGTGTGACTAAACTGCTTGATTCCGTAGCGTGACATGGGAATGTCACTCCTATAGTAATGTCAATCCTCAAAAGGAGGCAACATGTTTGATACTAATAGGAACGTTTTGAACTTTGCTACTGCGTTAGATGTGCCTCCACAATTATCGAAACCCTTTTTAAAGGTTGTAGATAAATGGTGCCAGAATTCTGGCATCGAGTGGACTGTATCTCGTCTGAAGGAAGTCTATACAGACTTCCTTCGTTTTCAGGCGGGTGTTTCTCCCGTTGGTAAATATTACCGCAAGACGAAGAAGGGTTTACCCTTATGCGCCTCCGGTTTGTTTACTTATTCTCTGAGAGGTAAGAAACAGCTTTTCGCTGTTTCCCAACTTTTACGAGTATACACATCCTTCATTTCCTCTACCCCTACTGAAAAGCAGGTTAAGAAGTTTCTGGATGGTGTGAACGCAGAGCCTATCTCGGTACCACCCGAGATAGTTGTCGGTGTTGTGAGGGCGGTTAAGGAGCTGTGCCATATGACAGTTCTCCATCAACCCAGACCATATTTAACATATAGGCCATCCCTCTCTAAGCGCGTCCCTCATTTTGATGGACGCACTTACCCTGAGCCCACTCACTGGTCTTCCCAGTGGGTGACGTTAGATATGACCTATACAGGTCAGATCGTACAACATAAGTATCCGAAGATTTTTAAGTCGGTACTTGGCTTCCAAAATGGTCAAAAGCATTTTTCGGGCTCACGCCCGGTGGTGCATGATCATGTCGGAAAAATTGGCTTAATCCAAGAACCTGGTTTCAAGTTAAGGGCTGTAGCTAACCCGAACCGTGTATACCAAGTTGCTTTGGAACCTCTGGGTGATTGTTTGTATGATACCATTAGAAACTTTTAATGGGATTGTACTCACAACCAATCCAAAGGTATTCCAATTATACAGGAACACCTTCAAAACTCTAAGATCGCTCATTGCGTAGACTTATCTGGTGCAACGGATTATTTTCCGCTGTCCCTCCAAGTTTCGGCAATGAAGGCTTTCATCAAGGACCCGGACCACATGATCGATCTTTTTGTTGATCTTTCTCGTGGACCATGGTTAAT